CCGACTGAGATGTTTATTTCAGCCAGGACATCACGGGCCGAGCAGCCCGAGGCTTTGCAGGGCATTCACTCTGAGTATGTGATGCTGGTGGCCGATGAGGCATCCGGCGTGCCGGAGCAGGTGTTTGAAGCTGCCGCAGGCAGCATGTCCGGCCACAACGCTGTCACCCTGCTGCTGGGCAATCCGGTCAGGAGCAGCGGGTTTTTCTACGACACGCACACAAGGCTGGCCGGCGAGTGGACAACCTTTCAGGTGGCATGTACCGACTCGCCACGGGTGTCGGATGAGTATGTCAAAGAGATGGCGCAGCGCTATGGCGAGGAAAGCAATGTCTACCGGATCAGGGTGATCGGGGAGTTTCCCAAAGGGGACGATGACACTGTCATCCCGATGGATCTGCTGGAGAGTGCGCTGCACAGGGATGTGGCGGCAAGCAAGTCAGCGCCGATGGTCTGGGGGCTGGATGTGGCGCGGTTTGGCTCGGACAGGTCAGCGCTGTGCAAGCGGCAGGGTAATGTGGTCACCGAGAGCATCCGCACTTGGAAGAATCTGGATCTGATGCAACTGACGGGGGCGGTGGTGGCCGAGTTCAATGCGCTTGCGCCGAGTGAGCAGCCACGGGAGATCTTGGTCGACAGCATCGGTCTGGGCGCTGGGGTGGTCGACCGGCTGCGGGAGTTGGGTCTGCCGGCGCGGGGGATCAATGTGAGCGAAAGCCCAGCGATGGGCGGGACTTACAGGAATCTCAAGGCCGAGCTTTGGTACAAGGCCAAGGCGTGGCTTGAGGCGCGGGACTGCAAACTGGCCAAGGATGAGGTGCTGATCAGTGAGTTGGCCACAGTGCGCTACACCTTCACATCAAGTGGCAAAATTGCCATTGAGGGCAAGGACGAGATCAAAAAGAGGGGTTTGCCGAGTCCGGACAAGGCTGACGCCTTTGTTTTGACCTTTGCAAGTGACGCTGTGGCGGGGATGTTTGGGTCGGTGGCCAGCAGCAAGTGGAGTCAACCCTTACGCCGAAACCTATCAAGAACTGCATAATTGGACATTCACAACCAGGGGGATTTATGAAAATGATGACCAAGGCTCAAAAGAAGGTCGGCAAGGTGATGGGCGAGTTCAAGTCGGGCAAGCTGACATCCAGTGGCAAGCCGGTCACCAACCCCAAGCAGGCAGTGGCGATTGCCATGTCTGAGGCCAAGCTGCCCATGCGCGGTCAGCGCACGGCAAAGAACAAGGCGAGAAAATAATGGCCACAATCAAAGAAACCATGAGCCAGTTGATGGGTGACGATGAGGCGGGTGAGAACTGCCCCACGGCCACACAAGACATCACCATCAATCTGCGCAACAGGGCTAAGGCGATCAACAGCGCCAACTACGGCCCTGAGAATCCCGACCTGCCCAATACTGCCTTTTGGAAGAAAAAGGCAGATGAGTGGGAGGTGGACATTGAGGATGCCAAGATGAGCCGGTGCGGTAACTGCGCGGCATTCAATCAAGAGGAATCAATGCTCGATTGCATTGAAAAGGGCATTGGCGGCGAGGGGGATGCCGAGGAAGTTATTGAGAAGGCTGATCTGGGCTACTGCGAGATCTTTGACTTTAAGTGCGCGGCCAGCCGCACCTGCGATGCATGGGTCGCCGAGAGCGATGAGGATGAGGGCGATGAATACGAGGGCGGTGAGAACAGCGCGATGGAGGGGGATGACATGGGCGACAAGCCGATGCTGGTGATCAAGATTGGCACGAAGAAATGATCAGCCCGATTGTCATTGCCACAGTCAGGGGGCATGGTCTGGCGGTGCTGCTGGAGTCAATCAAGCAATACGCGCCAGAGTGTCCGGTCTACCTACGGGGGCCAGAGTCGGTGCTTGAGAACTTTGAGGCTGACCACAAGATCTACGGCCAGCCAAGAAACTTTGGCGATGACTACAACGAGGTGATCGAAGCGGCACTCAAGGATTGGTCATCTTGCCTTGTGGCCAACGATGACATCGTGCTGACCCCGACCAGCGTCAAGGTTCTGCTAGAGGATGTGGCGATCATCCAGAGCATGCACGGCATCAAGGCCGGCTGGGTGGCGTCAAGGACTGATGCGGCAAGGTCTGGTCAAAATGTGCGGATCTGCCAGCCTGGGGAGCGCTTGAGTTTCTTTAAATTCCCGAGTGAGGCCCACATCAAGATGGCCGAGGAAGTCAGCCCGATATTCGCGTGGATCTCAAGCGATGCATTTGAAGAGGCAAAGTTTCCCCCTCTGAATTGGTACAGTGACGATGTGCATTGTAGGGATTTGATCGAAAAAGGCTACTCGCATTTTGTGAGTGCCAGCTATGTCCACCACATCGGCAGCAACACGATTGGCATGAATGGCAAACAGTTGCATCAGGATGCGATGCCGTGGCTGCTAGAAAATCGTCCAGAATATGCAAAGGCTTGGTTTCGATGAGCCACCAACAGCAACTTGATTTTATAAAAAGCGTCAAAGACCAACTGCCCGAATACTTCAAAGGCACAAAGGTGCTGGAGGTGGGGTCTTTGAACATCAATGGTAGCGTGAGGCAGTTTTTTGAGCCGGATCAATACATTGGCTGCGATCTGGGTGAAGGTGCTGGGGTTGACATTGTGTGCCGAGGGCATGAGTTGCCATACGCAAACGAGTCATTTGATGTGGTGATCTCATGCGAGTGCTTTGAGCATGACAAGCATTGGGAAAAGACATTTCAAAAGATGATTGACTTGGCGCGAAAGGGCGGTCTGGTGATTTTCTCCTGTGCCACAATAGGAAGGCCGGAGCATGGCACGACCAGAACTTCACCTGCTGATGCGCCATTTACAAACGATTACTACCGCAATTTGAGGGAGGAAGACTTTGATCAATTCAAGTCTTCTTTTGATTCTTACAGATTCAGCCAGTGTCTGCGGCCAAGAGATCTATATTTTTGGGGATTGAAATGAATAATACTGAAAATCTATCCACCGACATTGCTTCCCAGAATCAGATGGACGATGCGGAGTTGCAAGCGATCATCACCCAAGACCTGACGGACGCCATCAGCTATGTGGACAGCGACCTGTCGCCTACACGGGCGCGGGGGACTGAGTACTACCGAGGTGACCTGTTCGGCAACGAGGTCGAGGGCAATTCCAAGGTGGTGGCGATGGAGGTGCGTGACACTGTCAGCGCCATGCTGCCCAGCCTGATGAAGGTGTTTTTCTCTTCTGAGAATGTGGTTGAGTTTGTGCCTCGGGGGCCAGAGGATGTGAAGTCTGCGCAGCAGGCCACCGATTATGTAAATTACATTTTCCAAAACGACAACGGCGGTTTCTTGACCACCTACGCCATTTTCAAGGATGCGCTGGTCAGGAAGTGCGGCATTGCCAAGTTTTACTGGACGGATGAGGAGAAAGTCCAGATTGACGAGTACACCGGCTTGGATGAGCAGACCCTGCAAATGGTGATGCAGGAGCCTGACGCGCAAGTCAAGATTGTGGTTTCCTACCCAGACCCAGATATTGACGAAATGCAGATGACCACTATCGACCCGATGACGGGTCAGCCGGTGACGATGCCAGCGCCAATGCTGCACGATGTGCAGGTCAAGCGCGTCTCCAAGGATGGCCGCATCACTGTGATGGCCGTGCCGCCAGAGGAATTGCTGCTTGACAGACGGGCGCGGTCTTTTGATGACGCCACCATCATTGCCCACAGGCAGATGGCCACAGTGGCCGACCTGCTGGCGATGGGATATGACCAAGACGAGATTGACGAAAATATCAGCAGCAGCGACTTGGACAGCAATGACGAGTATCTGGCTCGGCAGCCACTGAGCACCACCTTTGGCGAGAATGCAGCCAACCCGATGATGCAGCGGGTGCTGTACATCGAGGCATATTCACGGGTTGACTATGACGGCGATGGCCTGCCAGAGTTGCGCAAGGTCTGCTGCATGGGCAGCGGCTACAAGGTGGTTCGCAACCTGCCGGCCAGCTACATTCCGTTTGCTGATTTCCCATGTGACCCAGAGCCGCACACTTCTCCCTTGGAAGCGATGTCAATTTTTGACATCACGCACGACTTGCAAGAGATCAAGTCTGAGATTCTGCGCAACACGCTGGACAGCTTGGCTCAGTCGATCCACCCGCGCACGGCGATTGTTGAGGGTCAGGTCAACATTGACGATGTGCTGAACAACGAAACCGGCGCGATTATCCGTATGCGTGCGCCTGGGATGGTGCAGGCCATGTCCACACCTTTTGTGGGTCAAGCCGCATTTCCGATGTTGGAATACATGGATCAGATCCGCGAAGACCGCACCGGCATGAGCAAGGCTGCGATGGGTCTGAACGCTGACGCATTGCAGTCAAGCACCAAGGCGGCGGTGGCCGCCACAGTGTCAGCCAGCCAGAGCCGGATTGAGTTGACGGCACGCATTCTGGCCGAGGGGATGAAGAAGCTCTTCAAGGGCATTTTGTTCTTGGTGGTCACGCACCAAGACAAGGCTCGGATCGTGCGTATGCGCAACGAGTTTGTGACGATTGACCCAAGCCATTGGGAAACCAGCATGGACGCCAGCATCAACATTGGTCTGGGCAACGGCGACACCAACGAGCGACTGCAAGGCTTGATGATGATCATGGCCAAGCAAGAGCAGATCTTGCAGCAGCTTGGCACTCAAAATCCACTGGTCACGCCACAGCAGTT